AAAATGAAATCTATTATCTTTGCTGGTCTGCTCCTGGGTTGTGCCCATGGAGTACAGGCAGCTCCGTATCTTAATGTCGAAGCCAACCAAGGTTATTCTGGTGGTGAGTATCAATCCACTGGTGTAGATGTCCATGCGGGCGTTGAAGGTGAGGGTTGGTATGTGCAAGGTGGACCTCTCCTTGTATCGACCCCTGATGGAAACGATGTGGAACTGTCTGGTAAGGCCGGTGGCTCTGTTGGCGTCACCGATGACCTCTCTGTTTATGGAGAAGTTTCGTTTGTCACGGGAGCTGAACTTGGTGTAGGAACCAAGATCGGAGCTAAGTTTACGTTTGACTGAATCTCGTCCGTTCATCCCTCACGGGACGCATGACGCCTACTCATGGAACGGGGGGTAGGTCACTGGAGATTCAACATGACTGCTATTCAAGTTCGTGCTGCGGTGAAGCAACAGATTCAGGCTCAGCGTGATCAGAAGCTCGTCTATCGTGGCGTCGCATATCTGAAAAAAACTAACTAGAATATGCGTGTGGTAGACGTGAGAAACCTGCCATAACTATGTAAACCTTATTAAGGAGCATGGTCCGTTACAGCCACTAAGGGATGGCTACAGCAGTGTCTAGCGCGTGAGCGGCTGCATCCCTTCAATAGAACTGGGGCACCTCAGAGTAGGACCCCTTTTCTTTTGGCATTGGCCCACTACGGTGGATACCCTTTGCCGTCTAGACGGTGGGAATAGACCACAAAATTTTTATCTGAACGTTCGGAGTTTGTATATCAATCTTATTTAATTTAACCTGAAATGGCTTATCAGTCTTCTGTTAATCCGGCTCAGCTTACTCAACTCGGCCAGGCTAATCTGGCTGGTGATAAGCGAGCCCTGTATCTGAAGCTCGCAAGTGGCGAGATGTTCAAAGGCTTCCAGCACCAAACCATCGCTCGCGATCTGGTGACGAAGCGTACTCTTAAGAACGGCAAATCTTTGCAGTTCGTTTACACTGGCCGCATGGGATCTGAATTCCATGTTGCTGGAAACAGCATTCTTGGTAACACCGACGGTGCGCCCCCGGTGGCCGAAAAGACCATCACGGTTGACGACCTGTTGATCAGTTCTGCTTTCGTTTATGAGCTGGATGAGACTCTTGCTCACTACGAACTGCGTGGTGAAATCACCCGCAAGATCGGCTACGCACTTGCCGAAAAGTATGACCGTCTGATCTTCCGTGCTATCTCCCGTGGCGCACGTCAAGCTTCCCCTGTTAGTGCAACTAACTTCGTGGAGCCCGGCGGTACTCAGATCCGAGTTGGCAGCACTACCAACGAATCTGACGCTTTCTCCTCTACTGCTTTGGTGTCTGCTTTCTATGATGCCGCAGCAGCAATGGATGAAAAGGGTGTGTCTGGTGACGGTCGCGTGGCTGTACTTAACCCCCGTCAATACTATGCACTTATCCAGGAAGTTGGTTCCAACGGCCTGATCAACCGCGATGTCCAGGGCACTGCTCTGCAAGGCGGTAACGGCATCATCGAGATCGCCGGCATTCGTATCTTCAAGTCCATGAACATTCCGTTCCTGGGTAAGTACGGCACCAAGTACGGCGGCACCACTGGTGAGGTCGATCCCGGCAACACTGGCGACTTCGTCAACCCTGCTCTCGAAGATGCGTCCGGTGCTACTACCGGCATCAACAACGACTACGGCACCGCTGCCGAGTTCGGCGCTAAGTCCTGCGGAATTATTTTCCAGAAGGAAGCTGCCGGTGTTGTCGAAACCATTGGACCTCAGATCCAAGTGACCAGCGGCGACGTGTCCGTCATCTACCAAGGTGATGTGATCCTGGGTCGTCTCGCAATGGGCGCTGACTACCTGAACCCCGCCGCAGCTGTTGAGCTGTACGTGGGCGCAACTGCACCTTCTGGTTTCTGATCATTTAATTGTTCTCTTTATCGGGGCCTCTTCGGAGGTCCCTTTTTTTATGTCTACTCCCTCTACGATTTCACTCGATACCGAACTATCCGCAGTCAATTCAATTCTGGGGAGTATCGGTCAATCCCCCGTCACCACCCTTGATTTTACCAACCCAGAAATCTCCTTTATCCACAACCTCCTTCGGGAAGTCAATGTAGATGTTCAGAGCGAAGGTTGGTCTTACAACACGGAGACGAACTACAAGTTCACTCCTGATGTCAACGGCTTCTTCCAAGTGCCGTCTAACGTTATTCGTTACGACATTCACAACGGTCAAAACATCCGTACCAAAGATGTAGTGGTTCGTGATGGGCGGTTGTACGACAAGGTTCAACACACAGATGTATTCACCTCAGACCTCTATTTAGACATCGTCACCCTCTATGAATTCAACGACCTCCCCTCGGTATTTAAGCGATACATCACTTATCGCGCTGCTGGCCGCGCTGCTGCTCAATTGATCGCCAACCCACAATTAGTCCAACTCCTAGCCACTCAAGAGGCACAAGCTAAAGCTGCCTGTCTCGAATATGAATGCGACATGGGCGATCACAGCTTCATGGGCTGGCCTGATGGGACTTCATATAACGCCTTTCAACCTCACCAAGCTCTACGTCGCTAATGGCAAGTATTACTCAGACTATCCCTGGATTCACTTCAGGCATCTCCCAACAACCTGATGAGCTGATGCTTCCTGGTCAGGTCAAAGACCTCGTCAACGGCCTCCCAGACATCACTGATGGTCTGGTAAAGCGCAGTGGTAGCCGCTTTCTTGCTGGTCTATCAGGGGCCACCTCCACAGGTGCTTGGTTCAGCTACTACAGAGATGAAAGCGAAGGGGCATATATCGGTCAGGTCCAGACCAATGGTTCAGTAAATATCTGGCGAGCCATTGACCAAAAAGATGCTAATGGAAATGTAATTTCATCAGCTGGAACACCAATTGGAGTAAATGGTAGTGCCTCTTCTTATCTTTCTCACAGCGGATCCAACAAACTTAAATTTCTTACTGTTGCTGACACAACGTTCGTCACTAATGTAGACAAAGTTGTGGCTATGAGCACAGCTCCTAACCACACATCTGATACACGCTCTCCTCAATATCAAGCATTTATTGAGCTTAGACAACTCGCCCATGGTCGTGCTTACAGCTTTGATGTCCACACTCCAGGAGCGTCTGAAAATGCCATCACTTCTGGTGGTAAGGCACTCAGTATTCACGTAGCACTTCCTGGTGCTGGTGGTTCCGGATACACGCAGATCTCACGAGGTAGTGGAAACTACCAAGGAATTGATCCTTCCCTACAACATCAATCTACAGAGGTTTTTATTAAGGACTCTGGCAATGGGAGGAACCTTGTCTTTCGTCTGACTTGCACAGGCACTGTTGCTATCTCAAAAAATGCTGGTGGTACGACACAATCAGATGATTATGTTGGTGTCTATAACGTACAAGCTGAATTGCTTCACGGTGGTTATGGCTGGAACGCTAACCAAACATTTACTGTTGATATGCAAAACGTCACTTACACAGTGACTGTTAAAGACATTCAACAGATCAACGGTAAAACAGATAGAGGCTTCTTCCGTCCTGACCCAACATCATTTGATGCTAATGCTTCTATTTCTGCTGAGGGTATTCTTAGTCAGGTGACCTCTGGAAGTGGCACTGGACAAATAAACCTGAGTACTGTGGAAGTTATTGGCAATGGTATTTATTTAGCTGATTCCAATCCATTTGTAGTTGAGACAAAACAACCTGACTTATGGCGGATCACTCCACTAGAGGTAAATGACCCTTCAGAGTTGCCCCGTCAGTGTAAGCACGGGATGATTGTCAAAGTCATCAACAGCAGTGATTCACAAGAGGATGATTACTTCCTCAAGTTTGTAGGAACTAATAACTCAGATGGCCCAGGCCGGTGGGAAGAAACCGTAGGACCTGGAGTCACGACCACTATTGATAGCTCCACACTTCCTATTCAGATCCAACGACAATCGGGTGGGTCTTTCCAAATCAGCAACCCCCCATGGGTTCAGCGTCAGGTAGGTAATCAAGACACCAACCCCACACCTTCAATAGTTGGGAACAAAATTTCTCAGACGTTTTTCCACAGGAACCGTCTTGGCTTTCTTTCGGAAGACAATGTAATCCTTAGTCAAGCTGGTGATGTCTACAATTTCTTCCAAAATTCTGCTCTTGTTGTTGCCGCTAACGATCCCATTGATATACAAGCCAGCTCTACGCAACCTACACGCTTCATCGATTCGATCGAAACAAATACTGGTCTTGTCATCTTCTCAGAGACCCAACAGTTCCTTCTCCACACAGATA